AATTTCAAATTATATAAATAATGATATTTTTAATTCTGTTTTTGATGAATACAATGAGTGTAAGTTAAATATATACAAGCGCCAACTTGATTTTTTATAGCAAAGACGATATAATCAAATATGACTTTTTTAACAAAAGATATCTTAAGTTTTTATGAGTTTAATCAAAAAAATAACTGGTATCTAACAAAATTTTTTACAAACACTTCCAATATTGGTCTCTATCCTCCATACGCTCAAAATGTTATTGATAAATATCCAAATGGTAAATCAAACATTAGCATAGTTGATGAACATAATACATACGAAATTAACAACTTTGGTTTTCGTGGAAAAATTGACAAAGATGCAGATGTACTTGGGGTTGGTTGTTCTATAACTTTTGGCATTGGTGTTCCAGAATCAGTAAGGTGGACAAATTTTTTAAGCAATAGTCTTAATAAAAATGTTATAAATTTAGGAAGTCCTGGTGCATCTGTAGAAATGATTTGTAATAATATTATTAAGTATTCTTTAACAACTAAAATACCAAAAGAAATTTTTTGTTTATTTCCAGATTTTTTTAGAAATATGGTTGTAGTAGATAAAGAATTTTATAAATCAAAAATGATAAAAGACAATGATGTAGAAAGTGATTATTTACAATATACATTTTGTAATCCTATAGTAGATGTTTATAAAGAATCTCTTTTTATGGAAATAGAAGATCAAAAAAATATAGAAGACTCAATTTCCCCACATCAATTAATTTTAAATTCTATAAATTTTATTTATAATTTAGAATCATTTTGTTTTACAAACAACATTAAATTATATTGGACGACATGGGATATACCAACTGCTATGATTATGAATAAATTGGTTAATCTTAAAAATTTTAAATTAAAAAATTACACACCTTTTTATTCGCCCAATCTAAAAACAAAATATCGTGGACATACCTTAGATTGTATTTTAGACCATGAATCTGAATTTAAAGATAGTTTATTTTGGCATAAAGGGTCTGATTATTCTATAATAAATAATAAAAAAAATTTAAAAAATGCTCATCCAGGAATTCATTTTCACTACCATATTGCAGATTTCTTTTATAATTTATATAAAAAAAATGCTATCCAAGTCCCCATCGTCTAGTGGCCTAGGACGTCGCCCTTTCACGGCGTTAACACGGGTTCAAATCCCGTTGGGGACGCAATATTATAATAAGGTAAAATACAGCATATAATTGTAACTGGAGAATATAAATGAATGATAATTATATAGAACGTAATCAAATTGACACTTATTCTAAAAACTTGTCAGAAGGTAAAATTCATGTAGCAACATTTCCAAGAACGGGATCTACATATCTCTGGTGGATATTTCATATTTCTTTTGGAAAAAATGTTTATAAAACTCACATTGTTAATGAACCACCAGGAAATGATATTGCAAATCTGCCAAGAGACTATTATTGGAAAATGAATAAAATTTTTTTTAAAGATGAAGACTATGTAGTTAATATATTAAGAGATCCCATTGACACGGTCTCATCAATGTTAGTTCAAGAATATTTCTACTTAAAAAATAAAGTTGATTTAGAAAAATATATAGATGATAACGTTGAAAGTCGTATAAGGCAATATAATATTTTTCATCATAATGTCCCAAAACTTTGCGAACTTATATTAAATTATGAAGATATAAATTTATATAGGAATAAAATTGTAAATCATATTAGTAAAGAAACTGGTAAAAAAATTATAAGCACTGACTATAAATATTCTATAAAAGATAACGTAAGTACTAGTTTTTTAAAATCTTCAAAAGTTTTTGATAACTATAACTTTGTGCGAGAGCAGGCTTCTAATCGTAATCTTGTTGATTCATATAGCATATATAATAATTTATTAAAAAAATGTAAAAATTTTAAATAGTTAAAACTTTTTATTTTTTTTGCTGTATTCTCCATATTTACCAAGCACTGTCTTAATAGTTCCATCTTTTCTTAGACGAACAACCATTCCATTTTTAATTTGAATAGGATTGAATTTATAATTTTTATAATATGAACCAGATGATTTTTTTGACATTTAATAACTTAACCTATATCTATTTGTATTTTTAACTGTTTTACCAAAATCGGCAAACAATGCTTTATCTTTTTCTGCATTCACAATACGACGTGACCATGCAAAGCCAGCATCCCCACCCCATGCTAACCACATAATGTACCCATTGGAAGGATTTGACTGATTACCCCAATCTTTCCCCTTTTTATCTACCTCATGACGAGAAAAATAAGAATACATTCTTTTAACAGTGCTAAGAGATAAAGTTTCTCCTCTTGCTAATTGTCCTGCACGAGTCCAACCTACTGCAGTTCCTGCACCTTTTGCTTTACCCTGTTCTTTAAATCTAATTGCTTTACGTGCTGCTGCACGAGCACCTGCTGGTGGAGAGTATCCTTCTGCTTTTGATACAAAATCTGTTTCATAAACAACAGTATCATCATCTTCCCATAGATCATCTGCTTTTGCTGCAGGAACACAGTTTGGAACCATTTTTCCATTCTTTCCTGGCTTCATTCCACGCTGAACATAACCATCCCAACATGGCGCTTTCTTTTCTATCTCATCTGGACAGCATCCGTCTATCTTTTCATATATCATTCCCCCAGCCATTGTTATTTCCATATCTTGTAATTTTGGTTCTTGTGGTAGTGGATCAATTGGGATCATTAATGACATCATGCATGCAGAGTATTCTCTTGTTGCCTTCCAGTATCCATCTTCTTCTTGTTCAAATAATTGAATAAGTACCGCTGGATTTTCAGCAGTTGCTTCTAGGGTATATTCTCCTCCAGGAACTCCAAGCATTCCCTCTCTCATTACATGAACAACTTGTCCAATATGAAATTCATCTCCACCATGAGAAGTGAGAGCAAAGTCGCCTTCTTTAAGATCTGTCATTGCCTTTCCTATATTTCCTTCAGAAAGATTTATAGCGTATATCTGCGCTGTTGCAGCAGCACGAGTCTTATGACATCCCATAACCTCGCCTGTGTTTTTTAAAGCAGGATATCCAGAGCACCCATATGAACCTTTAGCACCTACATGATACGGCATACTATCATTATAGCATAAAAAAGAGCAGTTTTTACAGTCATGCTCAGGACTATTCCAGTTATTTAGTGGTCGCTGTCTCCCCCGACCTATCTGCGACTTCTCAGTGACGAGATGCAGATATATATTATATTATTTTATTTTAATTGTTTTTGGTCTTTTTTCTTCAGGAACAATACGATCAATACTAATATTAAGCATTCCATCCTTTAGATCAGCACCAGTTACTTCCATGTATTCACCAAGAGCAAATGATCGTATAAATTTACGACCAGCAATGCCTTTATGAACAATTTCAGCATCAGTTACTTCAACAATTTCTCCCTTAATAATAAGTGTTCCATTATCTACTGAAACATCAATATTATCTTTTGTAAAACCCGCTACCGCAATTGATAGTTTATATGTATCTTCATCTAGTTTAAGAAGATCATAAGGAGGGTATGACTGTGAATTTATTTTATGTGCTGTATTTAAACGGCTTAACTCTCTGTTAAAGCCAATAAAAAAAGGATCATTAAATAGATCCATTGCAAACTGTGTTACCATTTTTATTCCCCTTTCAAGCGAATAAGTTAATTTGCCCCTCATTTGAGCAGGCATAAATATTATAGCATAGAAAAACAGGCCTGTCAAATAACAAGCCTGTTAATCTTTTTTATTACTTCTTTGCTGCTGCTTTCTTTTTTGCAGGAGCCTTTTTTGCAACAGCACTCTTTGCTGCCTTTGCCACCTCGTCTATAGATGGTAGACGACCAAACGCCTTATCATTAGGATTTGCGTACCTCAATGCTACTGGCGCCAAGGCTGCGATTAGTGAGTATGCTAGATCTTTTGGATCTGTTACTCCAGCCATGTATAGTGTTGCTACACCAGCAAGTACAGATCGTCCGTATGATGCTAGTAGTGCTTTTGTTGATGCGTTCATTATTCCTCCTAGGATATAACTGTTTTTAATTTGAATGCAGCAAAATTTGAGCCACATCCAAAACCTGTTAATCATGTATCTAGTTTACCATACTCTTCGGGCAAGAGTTTTTTAAGTTTTTTATATCCTAAAGAAATTTTTATCATACCCTCATTTAAATAGGTATCCATAGGGCTGCCATGCTCATCAAAATGTTTAATATATGGCTCAATATCATTAATAAAACTATTTATTTCAGATTGCACATTTTCAATATAAAGAAAAGCATCTTGTCTTGATTTTTCTAAAAATGTAATAAAATTTTGACTATTTTCTATTTTAAGTTTATCTTTAATAATTTTTTTGTCTAGTTCTACTTGTATAATGTGATTTTTTAATTTAATAATCTTATAATTCATTGATATTGTTTTCATAATCATAAAAATAAAAAAAGATGCAGAAATAAAAAAAATAAAAAACTCTAAAATACTTTTCATTTTTCTGCATCTCTTACTAATAAAACAATGGCTCCATTATCCTCTAATGCCTTTTTTATTCTTACCATATACTCTACAGCACGACGCTTATCTTCATCAGCCAAACTCATAAAAGACTTTTCTGAAGCACGGACAGTAATAAAATGATCGTTATCTATTATATCTAATGAAAATCCTTTTGGACAAAAATGACTTAATGATCTAAAGGCACGAGCCATTTCAGGTGTATACATTATTTTCTACCCCACTGAATCATATTCCATCCACGCTCATGGACATAATATATAAATATTTTTACAACTGTTTCCCAGAATGCAATTGCTCCTGATAATGTGGCATTTTTAGTTATTACATATGCAACTGCAAAAGAAGATAAAGTACCCCAAATACGATAACTTAATGCCTTTGCAAAAGATCTAGATCTGGTTACTTTCACGAAGGCCACTCCATATTTTTAACACTAAGTTTGTCTATTATTTTACAAACCAAGTTCTTTGCGCTTTTCAGTAGCCGAAATAGCATGAATATCTGCCCCCAAATCTACTTGTTCAATCTTATATCCTACATCACGACCATATACAATATTAGTAATGTTTGGTAAACGCAATACCATTGCACCATTCATAAACTCATCTTTAGCAATATACTCTTTTACCTGATCAAATGTAAGTGGATCTTTTTCACTTGTGTTGTATGTATTACGAACTCCAAGCAATACTTGGTCTGTTCGTTTACCCGCTTCTACATATAAGGCGTGATG